AAGTTGTATCAGAATCTTTTGCAACTGTTAAAACAGCTGAGGGGGTAGAATTAACCATCGAGGGTGAGTTAGCAGTAGGCTCAAAAGTTACAATGCAAGATACCAGCGGCCAATTAGTACCAGCACCTGAGGGTGCGCATACGTTGGAAGATGGAACTGTTATTGTTATACTTAATGGGGCTATCTCTGAAATAAATCCAAAAGCTGAAGCCCCAAGTGTTGAGGTGGAAGTAGAAAACAAAGGATTGGATTTTACAACACAAATTAATACTATTTCTGAGGTATTAAATTCTTTAACTGCAAGAATTGAGGGTATTGAAAAAACAGTAGCTGCTCAAACTTTTGCTAAAGTTGAAGATTTAGAAAGCATTAAAGAAGTAGTTACTAAGACTTATGCAGTAGTTGAGGGGTTAGTAAATACTCCATCTGCAACAGTTGAAAATAAATTTAGCACTAATAAACGTGCAGATAAAATAAACGAATTAAGAAACCTATTAAACAACTAAGATCATGTCATTTGTAGTATCAAGTTTAACAAATTATACTAACGAGCAAAGCAAAAAATTAATCGCTGCCGTTCAGTTCAAAGCAGAAACAGCTGCATTAGCTGCAATTCAAACAGGTGTAAAGAGTGCTGCTGCTTTACAAATATTAACAGTTGATCCAGTGCCTCAAGATGGTGCTTCATGTGGATTTAACGCATCAGGTACAACTACATTCACTCAAAGAACAATAACTGCTAAATCAGTTAAGTTTGAAGAGATTATGTGTTTAAGAGATTTAGAAACTAAATGGACACAAATTCTTTTAAGAAACGGTCAGAAATATAGCGAAGCTGATGTACCAGCAGTTATTATTGATGAAATCACTAAGAAAATCATGGCACGTTTAGAAACTGCGGATTGGCAAGGTGATACTACTTCTGGTAATGCTTACATCAAAACTTATGATGGGTTAGCTAAAATTATTAAGGCTGCTTCTGGAGTAGTACAAGCAACTTCTTCTACAATTAACGAAACTAACATCCGTACAATTATGCGTGATATTGTTTCTAAAGTACCAGATGCTTTAAAAGGAAACCCTGAATTTACTATATTCTGCGGGTATGATGCTTACACTACTTACTTAAATAAGATTAGTGCTGACAACCATTTCCATATGTTTGATGCTTCTGTTTATGGTGAAATGCGAGTTGAAAATTCACCTTATAAATTAAAAGCAGTTCATGGATTAGATGGCACAAATGAGATTTATGCTGCTTTACCATCTAACTTAGTATTAGGTGTAGATATGGTGGATGAAGAAGAAAAAGCTGCATTGTGGTATTCTCAAGATGATGACAATGTTAAGTATTCATTCCGTTTCCGTAGAGGATGGCAGATTGCAATACCATCAGAGGTTATTAAATACGCTAACACTTAATTAACTAATTAATTTAACCTTAAAGCCCTCACCACCATAATGGTGGGGGTTTTTAATTAAAACATAAAAAACATGCCTTGTTTATTAACATCCGGATATACATTAGACTGCGCAGATAGCGTAGGAGGTATAAAAAAAATATACATCACAGAGTTAGCGAATAAAGCTTCGATAACTGCTGCAAGTGGAATTATAACAGCATTTACTTTAAGTGCTGGTAAAAAATTCTTCACTTATGAATTGCAAAAAGAAACTTCAAACTTAGTAGAAAACATCACTCGCAATAGTGTTAATGGTACTACATTTTATGAGCAAGTATTACAATTTACTATTCGCAAAATGGCTGCATCATTAAGAAACGAGATTAAGTTATTAGCACAAAATAACGTAATGATTATAGTATTAGACCGTAATGGCAAATACTGGTTATTAGGTGAAAACAACGGATGCGAGATGACTAATTCAACTGCTGCTACAGGTACTGCAATGGGTGATTTTAACGGATATACTTTGAATTTTCAAGGTATGGAAGAAGCACCATGCCAGGAAGTAAGCTCAGGATTAATCGCTGCCTTAACAGCATAACAAAAGTCTTTATCGTAGTTTAGGCTTTTAGCCCCATGTTGATGGCATGGGGTTTTTTTGTTACATAATACTATTGATTTATACTTACTAATATGATACAGATAACAAAGGGAACTACTAATAATGTGGCATTAACCTTAACAGAAAAATGCACATTAACAAGCCCATATTACTTATTTGTTTTTCAATCAGATGAAACAAGGAATTTATATAAGTTTATCGCTGCTGATACTTCTACCCATCCTGATAGGTATAATTTATTTGCTATTGTTGAAACAGATAGCAGTCCTGATCCTTTGGCTGGTGAGATTGAGTTGCCGATTGTTGGATTTTATAAATATAAAGTTTATGAGCAAACCAGTTCAACTAACTTAAATCCGGCACTTGCAACTGGAATTGTGGAGGTAGGTAAAGTACAAGTAATTGACACACCAGCAGCAGATGACAAATTAAATAATACTAATAATATTAACTACGTTTATAATGAGTAGAGGTTTAAAAGGCGAATATAAAATTAGCCACATAGCATTTGAAAATCACAAAGTACCAGAATTTAAAGAGGTAAGGGGTAAAGATATAATTCTGTTTGGTGATAATAATTTATATCCGCAATACTTAATTGAATTAGTTAATAGGTCATCTAAGCATAATGCTATTATAACTGGTAAAGCTGCATTTATAACTGGTCAAGGTTTTGAAACTTCAGAAGATTCAGCTTTGCAGTCTTTTATAAATAACACTAATGGAGATAATTTAAACAAGGTATTGTATAAGGCTGCATGGGATTTAGAGTTATTTGGTGGCTTTGCTTTACAAATAGATTTTGGAATATTGGGTAATAAAATTGCTTTAATTAGCCATATTGATATATCTAAACTAAGAAAAGTTAAAGATGAAAGTATTATACTTTATTCAGATAATTGGGCATTAGGAAGCAGAGCAGAAAAGATAACTTATAAAGTTTGGGATGCAACTGCTAAAAGAGAGGGTACTTATATTTATTATTTTAAGCAGTATAGAACTGGCATAGAAACTTATCCAATACCTGAATATATTGGTAGCATAGCAGCTATTGAAACAGATGTAGAGATAAACAACTTCCACTTAAATAATATTAAGCAAGGTTTTGCAGCTGGTATGATGGTAAACTTCAATAATGGAGTACCTAATAATCCAGAAAAGCAAAGAGAGATTGAACGTAAATTAAAAGCTAAATTTCAAGGAACTGATAATGCTGGTGGTGTAGTAATTAACTTTAGCGATAGCCCAGAAAAGAAGCCTGATATTTTACCACTTCAGCCAAGTGATTTAGATAAGCAGTTTGAGCAGTTAAGGAAAGATACCAACCAAGAAATATTTACAGGTCATAAGATTACAAGCCCTCAGTTGTTTGGTGTTGATGGCGAAAGTGCATTTAGTAGAAATGTTATTAATGATGCACAGGAAGCATTCCAAGTTAATTACATTACCCCTAAACAGAGATTATTAGAAGAATGTTTTAACTATTTAGCTAAGATTAATGGAATAGTAGTTGAATTAGTTATTGTTAAAAACAAAAGTTTAGGTATAGCCTTTAGTGAGCAAACTGTAGTTAGTGTAATGACTAAAGAAGAAATAAGAGAGCATTTAGGTTTACCACCATTAGCGGTTAATGTAGTAGAACAATCACCAGATCAGGCGCAACCTCAAGGCATGGTTAATGACCATTTAAAAGGATTAACTGGCAGACAGACACAGAATTTAATGCGTATAGTTAGAAATTATGATCGTGGTAAGATAACTAAAGACCAGGCATTATTAATGATTAAATCAGGTTTTGGATTGAGTGATGAAGAAGCATTGACTTTTTTAGGCGAAACAAACGACCAGCAGTTTAGCATTGATTTATCAGCTGAGCAAACTAAGATATTACAACTATTAGATAAGGCCCCAATGCTGGATGATAAACAGCTAAGTGTTTTATTAAATATACAAATTGAATTTATTAAGCCATTAATTTTAAGACTAAAAGAATTAGGATTAATTGAAGAAGTAAACATAGCTGGTGAACATCGCAGATTATTAAGCGAAGCTGGTGAAAAGTATGCAGAATTATACTCAGGTGATTTTACTTCAGAGGTAATGGATGACAAGAGAAAGTTAGATATATTTATGTCATTTGGCGAAGAATTTACAAAAGATAACTGTTATAAATTTGCTTCTGAATTTGAATTAACTCAATTAGATAAAAGCATTTTAGCAAGTATTAAAGGTAATAAAAGATTAGATATATCAGCACTTTCAAGGTCATCTAAAGTAAATGAATCAGATATTAATGATAGATTAATCGCATTAAAAGATGAGGGTATAATCAATATCAAAGAGATTAAATCTTATGGCATAACGGAATTAGAATATAAGATAACCGATAAGGGTAATTCTATTTTTAAAGATAGTGAGCCTAAAGTAAAAATGATTGAGGTATTTTATAAGTATGGCAAAAATCCAACGGTTAAAGGCCCAGCAGTTATTGATACTACAAGAGAATTTTGCAGAGAAATGATTAATGCAACTAATACTGATAATAATAAATTTAAGTTATTTAGTCGCACAGATATAAATAAATTAAGCAATGTATTGGGTTATAATGTTTGGGAACAGCGAGGTGGTTATTATCATAATCCTAATAATAATACAACAACACCATACTGCAGACATATTTGGCAACCTGTTAAAATAGTTAAAAAATGAGTTATCAAATCTATAACGATACTGCAACACTTAAAATAGTTGAAAATGGCGCAACGAGAAACCTTGCTAAAGCTATTTGTGGTGTTAGAGATTTTGGTGATTATATTGTTTTTAGCTATAATGTTGATAACGATTATTTAAAGATATTATATTCTGATGTAACTGTACCATCAAGCGCATCAGCAACCGCATTGAGAAATACCATAAATGGATATTTAACACAAACTATATCAACTACTATAGATACAACTGGATTAGCTACAAGTGCAAAGCAACAACAAATGATAGCTTTATTGCAACAATTAGTTAATTGTAGTTGTAATACTCAGCCTTGTGGCTCAAATGGTTATGTTCAAACAATTTTATTAGCGTAATGGAAAAAATAATAATAGGTGTAGGTTATGGCTCATATAGTTTTGATGCTGCTTTAAAACAAGTTACGATAAGCGGTGTTACTACTGTTACAATAGAGCAATTTTTGTTAATAGTTAATGTAACACAGGATACTGTTATATATAATCCTACTTGTACTGATTTAGGTGGTACATTATCGGGTAGTGTTTTAACTTTAGATTATGATACTACTTTATTTAATAATACAGATGATTTACAAATTCATTTTGCATTAAATACAACAACGGATAATTCTCCAAGTATTTTAGCTACTGAAGCAACATTATTAGATATAAACGAAAATTTAACTGCTGGAATTATAGTAGAGCCAGTACACGATGATATATTAGGTGTTGCGGTTAGTGGAACAAGAAATAATCAAATAGAAGTAAGCTTTGATACTGCATTTGATAGTTCGGTAGTAACCAATACACATACAAGCACAGGAAGCGCAACAATATCAAACGGACACGCATTATATTCAACAGGAACAAACGCTAATGGTACTTCTAAAGCGGTTTCAGTTATTACTTTAAATTATAGACCAGCGCACGAAGAATATGTTTATTTTACTGCTGCTTTTACAACTCCAACAAGTGCAAATTCAAACCAACGATTAGGTTTATACGATGCAAATAATGGTTTTTTTATAGGGTATAATGGTCTTAATTTTGGTGTTACTAAAAGAACAAGCGGTAGCGATACATTTACAAATAGAACAAGTTGGAATACCGATTTACTTACAGGATTAGCAAGTAGTAAATTTACACGAAACGGAACACCAGAAGCAATTAACTTAACTTATTCTAATTTATTTAGAATTAGATTTGCGTGGTTAGGTTCTGCTTCGGTAGTATTTGAGGTGTTTTCTCCTGATGGGAAATGGGTAATTTTTCACACTTTAAAAGTTCCAAACAGCCAATTAAACCCATCCATAACAACTCCTAATTTACCCATAACATTAGAAGTTCTAAAATCGGGTGCAGATGCAACTAACTTAATTGTTTATACTGCTTGTTGGGCTGCCGGTACTACTTCAAACTATTCTAAAATAACAGATACTCTTACCGATAATACTTTAGCTAATTTAACACGTTCTGTTATAACAGGTAGAGCAAGCACCGGAGGAGGTTCATATTACAATGTAAAAGTTAATCCAAGCGGTTCATTACAAACTTCAATAGGTGATATAACTGGAGTAGTAGGACAAAACACGATGGCTAATTCATTACCTGTAACTATTGCTTCAAACCAAACAGCAATACCTATAAGCGATAATGGAGGTAGCGTAACTGTTGATGGTTCAGTAACTGTTAGTGGAACGGTAACTGCAAATACAGGATTAAGTCAGCCATTAACTGATGCACAATTAAGAGCCTCAGCGGTTCCAATATCAGGAACAGTAGCTATTAGTAATTCAAGCGTAGAAATAAGTAATGATGTAGGAAATCCAGTACCAGTTAGTGGAACAGTAACTATTACTCCAAGTGGAACTCAAACGATAACAGGTAGTGTTTCGGTAAGCAATTTTCCAGCTACTCAACCAGTAAGCGCAGCGAGTTTACCACTTCCAACAGGTGCAGCAACATCTTCAGAACAAACAACATCAAATAATTATTTAGCGGCTTTAAATTCACTTACACCAACTCAATATGACTATATTAATTGTAGTTATACGAGTGGTAATTTAACAGGAGTAGTTTATAAGTCAGGTGGTAGTGGTGGTACAACAGTATCTACACTTACACTTACTTATGATGTAAACAATAATTTAACTTCAGTAACTAAAACATAATGGCACTAAAGACAGTATTTAATCCGTTTACAGGTCGTTTTGATATGATACAAGACGTTGCGGTGATTGACACTACCGTAACTTTTGACTTTGGTAATGAGGAAAATAAAGCAGAAACAACCGTAACAAATAGTTTATTTAGCAATACTATTTTAGCTACAAGCATATTGCCAGTTGATGAAAATGGAACTACATTTGCAAGTTTTGACGATTGGGTTAATAATGGAGTAAATGCAACTGTTATAAGTATTTCGGGTAATAATATTAATTTAGGCGCAATAGCTAACAATAACGCAACAGGAAACTATAAAGCAATATTAAAAACAACAATTAAACTATAATAAAATGAGTACAAAAATTCAAGGCGGTAGTAATACTTCGGGTTTAGCAAACGTAACAAGTGATTACTCTATAAATGCAACATTAGAACGAGATGCATCTAATAATCCAAACTCAGTATCAGCAGTTAAAATTTATTCAGAAATTGATGACGGTTCAAATCTAAATCCTGCTGGTGATGTATGGTTAGCATCTCCAGAAGTTGATAGTGATTTTAGAACAAGAATAGCGGGTGAAACTTTATTAGATGTTGAAACATTTAACTATACTGCTCAAAACACAGGTAAACATTCAACAGCTACTTCTACATTTGCTTTAGCCTGGTCGGCAGCAGGTTTGAATACTAACTCAGGTTCATCTGTTGCTACTGGAAGTTCTACATTATCTACTTATAATGAATTTCCATTATTAGGTTCAACAAATCTTTATTGTGAATTTACGGGAGGTTTAAACACCGCAATGTTTGCCAATTCAGTTGTAGACATAGGATTATTCCGTAAAGGTGGTACAACACCTTTTGCACCTACTGATGGAGTATATTTTAGAATTACCTCTGCTGGTGTAAATGGGGTTATAAATTACAACGGTACAGAAGTTCAAACAAATGTATTTACTAATTATGTTCCTGCTATTGCAGATAAATCAAGATGGATTATTTCAATTACTGAAAATTCTATTGATTTTTGGATTGATGAAAAATTATTTGGAAAATTACCTAAACCTCAAGCGACTGGACAACCATTTCTTAGTTCAACATTACCTTTTGCCATAAGACACGCAAACACTTCACCAACTGCTTCAGCAGTACAATTTATTCTAACTGATTATTCAGTTAGTTTGGGTGGTTCTATTTATCAAAGAAGTTTAGGTGAATTAGGTAATGCAGCTTATGGTTCTTATCAAGGCTTATCAGGTGGTACTATGGGGTCTTTAGCTTCTTATGCTAACTCAACCAATCCTACAGCAGCAGCACCAAGTAATACAGCTTTAACCGCTAACTTGCCAAACGGTTTAGGTGGTCAAGGTGCAGTAACTGCGGCAGCAGCAGCAGTAACTGATGGTATATGGGGTTCTTATCAAGTACCTATTGGTTCTATTTCTTTACAAGGTAAAAGATTAAAAATTGTACGTGTAAAAATAGATGCAATTAATAATGGTGCAGTTGTAGCAACTACCGCAACTACATTACAATTTTCATTAGCATTTGGTCATACTGCTGTATCATTAGCAACAACAGAAGGAGTTACAACTAAAGCACCAAGACGTGTTGCATTAGGTTTTATGACGTGGCCAGTAGGTTCAACAATAGGTTCTCAAGCAACATCAATAATTGTTGATTTTTCAACATCTCCAATCTATGTAGAACCAGGACATTTTGTTGCATTAGTAGGTAAATTTTTAGTAGGTACTGCAACAGCATCTCAAGTAATTAACTTTGTATGGCAACCCATTTATAGTTGGGAATAATTAATAATGGAAGAGTTAATTATGTTCAAAGAATATTAAATAGATAAACATGGCTACATTATTTATATCAGAAAACAAGCTAAAAGAAAACTCATTTATTAATGAGAATGTGGATGACAAGCTAATTAGGGCTACTATTATTCAAGTTCAGGATATGCAAATTCATCCAATATTAGGCACCGGATTGTATAACGAAATAAAGGCTCAAATACAAGCTAATACAGTTACTAATCTTAATCGTGATTTGCTTCAGGATTATATTCAGCCAGTAATAATTTGGTGGGTAATGGCCGATGGCACTATACCATTGACTTATAAATTTATGAATAAGTCAGTAGTAAAAAAGAACTCCGAGAATAGTCAGTCAGCTGATCTGGAAGAATTAATAACTGTAGCCAATAACTTCAAAAATAAAGCTGAATTTTATACTAAAAGACTTATTAAGTACTTAGAATCTAACGAAACAGTTTATCCTTTATACCTTAATCCAGGTAATGATGTAGATACTTTACATCCATACAGGGAAGCTTATCAAACAGGTATGAATTTAGATTTTGATACTTATAAACCAAGTAGCATGAAATATAGTGATATTTCGGATAGCAACAGATGTGAGGATAATTATACTTTCTTATTATAAGCATGGCGGGAAGAAAAGGATATAAACAGGGCCAAAATGAAAAGAAGCTTATGGCTTTTTTAAATATAAAACAGAATGACATTAAACCAGTTAAAGAGCAAATTAGAAAGTCTGGCAAATAACCATCTACAAATTAAATCCTATGGATGGGGTGATAGTTGGGAGTTTGAAGCAGATGGAGGTGTTAATGCTTCTGTTATGTGGGTTATTCCAAGAGGTTTTAACATAGAATCTAAGGCTATTGTTTATCAGTTTAATTTGCTGTTTATGGATTTAGTTGATAAAGATGAAGCAAACGAAACAGAAGTATTAAGCGATCAGACATTAATTTGCATGGATATATTAAGCAAATTAGATGAAGAAGCTGAAAGCGATGACTTTACTATAATTAAAACTAATTCAGCGCAGTATTTTACCGAGAGATTTGATAATGAATGGGCTGGTGTTTATATTGATTTAAGCATACGAGTAAACTATTTAAGAGATAATTGTAACATACCAGAATAATGGCATTAAGCGTTCAAGATAGCCGAATCTTATTAAAGAGAAGCACTACAGCGGCCCAAGCACCAACAGCTGCGCCAAGTAATGATTTTACAGATGGCACATGGTCAAGCACAGATATTTATGCTGGTGAAGCATTTGCTAATTTAGTTGATGAAAAGTTTTATCTAAGATTTAATAATAACATAAGACAAATAGCTGTAGCAAGTGGGCCTGTAACTAATAGATTAACATATTGGAACGCATCCGGACATTTAGATAATATTGCTGCGCCTATAGATGACAAAATTTTAAAATATACTAATGCTTCTGGCTACCATTGGGCTGTGGGTGGAGGTGCTGCTGTTTGGGGGTTAATTACAGGAAATTTAACAGATCAGACAGATTTAACAACTTATGTAGCAAATAATTTATTTATAAAAGGTGGCAATACTTTTGGATCTAATGCTATATTA